GAACCACCAGTAATTACGGCATCTGTTCCCACTCCACTAAATGTATGTCCATAATCACCACCACTAATAACACCTTCAACTGCAACACCTTGGTTAGGAACAAATTGGTGAGTAAAGTTTCCAAGAGTTGTTACACCTACATTACATGTGAAAATTGTACCAGCACAACTAACAATAGGAACTGATGTATTGTAGAATGGGTCTTGGGGTCTTGGATAGAAGTGATTAGTTTGGTAAGCATCTTTTTGACACTTAAATGTAAGAGAACCATCTTTAAACTTAATACTATCTCCAACAGTAAAGTCATGAACTCTATCGAGAGAGACTGTCATTATACCCACAGCAGGAGTATAATCAGCAAATCTAATATTGTACTTAACTATTGTTGAGATACCAACTTGTACAGTAATTGTAGTAGATCCTATACCAGTTATGGGAACAGATGTATCATAAACAGGATCAGTTGTACGAGGATAATACTTAGCAGTTGTCTGACCATCCATCTCACACTTGAATCCAAGTGAAAGTGGTCGTATTTTAATACTAGTTCCTGATAACAAATCATGAGTACCAATAGTCATGGTCATAACACCTACAGAAGGTGTGTATAACGCATCAGTAACACTGTAATTAACAATGGTACTCATACCAACAAATACTTCAAAATTGTCTGTTGTCTTATTGGATATTGGTATCCATTGATCACTTACTGGGTCTGTAGGTCTTGGATAAGTGTGTGTAGAAGCAAATCCATCCATTGAACACTTAAACCCAATGGCATTATCATTAATCTTAATTTGATCTCCGTTGGCAAAACCATGACTAGGAACAGTTATAGTCAATATCCCAACAAGAGCATTATATCTTGCAGTTGTTATTGTATGAGACGTTGGCCCTGATAATCCGTGACCAGAAGATTCTAGAACTAATGCACCAGTACTAGGATTATAATCTGCATTTGTTGGAGTAAGTGTACCAGCGCCAATAATATCAACGCAACCAGATATAGTTTTTGCTGGGACAAAAGTATGAGCATAATTACCACCAATTTTAATAGTCTTTGGATCAGACTTTACAAACTTATGTTCGTAATTACCACCACTAAATGTTGATTCTGCAGAAGCTGTTACAAATTTATGATTGAAATCTCCACCAGTCAATAAAGCTCCTTCTTCAGAACGAATGAATCTATGTGTATATTCACCACCACTAATCAATGCACCAGCATTAGCCTTATCAAATGTATGAACAAATTGATCTTTTGGAGGTGCGAAACCTACATCTACGGTAATGAATGTACCAGCAATACCAACAATAGGAATTGAGGTATCATATGCAGTAGAACGACTTCTTGGATAATAATGTTGATTTGCACCATTATCTAATTGACAAGTGAATCCTAATCCAGTTAATACAACATCTTTACCAACTTTATAACCATGAGCACCAGATGTCGTAACTGTCATAACACCAGTGGTGTTATCATACTCAGCACTTGATATTCCAAGTGCAGGATCGTAGTTACAAGTGAAAGAAATACCAGAAAGTATTACACAATCATCTTCTGTTAAATTGTGATTCTTTCTAGTGGTAATAGTTGCAATACCAGAACTTTCATCATATTCAACACCACCAACTTGAACAGCAGGAGCACTTGCAAAAGTAACTGCGATGCCAGTGGCTTGAACGAAATCATCAGTCTCTAGTCCATGACCAGAGTAATGCATAAAGGAACCAATACCATTGTGTGCAGTATGGATGCCTGTTGTGGTCATTGCCGCGCCAATATTGACGACAAATTTGTTGGCACCATCAAGAGCTCTTACACCATAATATCTTTGAGCATCAGATGGGAAGATAATATCACCAACACCTGTACTAAATGCTATTCCTGTTAATTTAACAACACTAGCAGTCGTTAATCCATGACTACTTGTAGCTGTAATTGTAGCAACACCAGATATATCATCATATTTCACAGATGATATTGCAACTGGGTTTCCTACTTGGTAACCATATGCAGTAAGTGTTGTAATACCATTTGAAGGTGTTCCATTAATATATGAAATAGTTCTTGGACGATAGAAACCTGTTCCACCTTCTACGATAGCAAAATTAGTAACTATTCCAGCTTCTGCCCTATTAATTACCCCTCCACCGACGTATTGATGTGCAAAAGTAGATACACCAACAAACGCTCTAAATGTATTTGTCGTTAAACCAGATAATATATCAAAACCAACTATATTCTTACCATCCATGATGGCAGTGTCAACACCCGCACGAACTAATCCACCAGAAACATATTGTAAAGGTTGTGTACTAATACCAGCATCAACAGAAACGTTGTTAGCATCAGGGATGTCAACGATTGGATATGCGTCTTCTCTCCATAAGTAAGTTGTTATTCCATTATAAACCTGTACTTGTTTAATGAGTAAACTCTTACTTTGATTATCACCTGTACCAATATAATGACCACCACTTACTTGAACTGTTGCGATTCCCGTTACATAATCATATCCAAATACAGAAATATTCCTATTAGGAGAAACAGGAGTAAAAGTAAATCCAGCTCCTGTTATTCTAATTCTGTCGTCTTTTTCAAATCCATGAGATGCAGCACCAGTATTAAAGGTACAAACACCAGTAATATGATTATAATCTGCAGTAGAAATAGCAACTGCACTTCCAGATGAAGTTCCAAGATAAGCAGTTAAACTTGCACCATAACCTTGAGGTGATCTAACACTAATCTCTGGAACAGATCTATATCCCTGACCCTTACCCGTAATTTGTATGAATTCTAGACTACCAGTTGATCCAACACCAACTCTAGCAGTAGCCTTTAAAGGTAAATAATAACCAGAACCAGTTTGAAGTCCTACTTTATTAATTCTTCCTGCTCTTGGAACTCCACTTAAAAAATTGATCTTATTTGAAGAATTATCTACAATTTCAAAGTCGAGTCCTGGCGTTTGTACTACATTATTGATTAAAATGAATGGATTATTATTAATATCCACTCCAGTATTAACATTATTATAAAGGGAAGTTACTATTCCATTATTTTCAGTTAAAGTAAACTGAGTTCCAGCAATACCTGTAAATTCTAGAGATACGTCATCTAAAATCGTATTAGTATCAGCAGTATCATAAGGATCCATCTTTCTGGAGAACATTCTTCCTGAGAAAGAAGATCCTGTCTTAAGTCCTACTGGGCCTGTTTTTCCATAAGGTGCATCGGTAAAGAAAATATCATCATCTACAATATTGTAATCACCAGCAAATACAGAATAGGCAAGACCAGCAGAACTATGACTAGTTCCTAAAGTACCAAAAGAACCTCTCTCTACAACAACCTGTGACTGTGTAGATGTACTAAAAACTGGATAATATCCCAATCCAGCATTAAAAATAATAATATCAGCTATAGTACCAACACCACTAATAACAGGGAAAAATACACCCTCTGTTAAAGGACTTGTTGTACCTTCTATTTCTATCTTTGGGGGATCAGTTTTAGCGTATCCAACACCACCATCCAAAACCTCTATATTACTAACTCCATAAGTGGAATTAAAGGAAGGTCTTAGAAGTGCTCCAGATCCAGGCGTAGTTCTTGGCATTTAATCTACGTCCTCTATATGATGTTAATAGAACTACTGCAATATACTCTAGTAACACCAGTAGAATCTCTGATAATACTAAAAGTTAAAATATCATCATTGGCAGTTGCAGGAGGCGGATTACCACCAACCCATTTAATACCAGCAGCAACAGAAGCACCATTGACTTTTACTGCATCTCCATAAGTGTAACCAATTCCAGAATTGTTTATAAGTGTGACTGTAGTTGCCTTACTATTTGCACCATTAACATTGGTGAAATCCCATGTAACAACAGAGGTTGTAAGTCCACCCAAAACAACTGATCCTTGATTTACATCAACAGTGAATGTACCACCTGCACTTACTGTTAAAGTATCACTGAAATTACCTACTACTTTTTCTGTAATATCGGCATTAAAGTTTACTTGATCCGTCAGAGTACTAGTACCACTAACTAAAACGTCCCCTTGTACATCCAATCTACAAGTTGGAGCCGTAGAACCTACTCCACAATATGCATTTTTATCAACAACAAATGATTTTCCATCAGTAACACTTTGATCAGATACTCGCAATCCATGTGCATTACCCTTTGCAATTGCCCATATAGTAGGTCTTTGATTTGAAAATGATGCAACTTCTAACTGTGAAGTAGGTAGTGATGTACCTATGCCAACCATACCATCAGCTTTGATTCTGAACATGGTTGTTGCATAACCAACCTCAATAGGTCCATCTGTAATCGCACCTGGCTGTTGAATGGTTATCTTACCAATATCTGCATAACTTGATGTTACAACACCACTAGTATTGACGTTTATATTATTCGCAACACTTGCCGCAATTCCAGCATACGTTGATGTCGTTGCAATACCACAATTTGTAGAATAACCAGCGGTACTTGCATAAGAAACGAAGCTTAAAAGGTTAGAACCGTCTCCAAATGTATCATATATTTCACTAAAATTACTATTAATTTTTATAGTTCCTGCCAATAGGGTATCACCCGTGCCGTCATTCGGAGCAGAACCAGTACTAATTCCCTGTTTAGACATTACTTAAAACGGTTTTTCTTTATTTATAGTTAATATGGAGGGTTATCATCGTGAGTTGCTGTTGTATCATCAACAGTAACTACATTAGAGTTTAATCTCTTAGTATCATAATAGAAATTGTTAGCAACAACCTTAGTTGCCTCAGCACTTCTAGCTTGAACAAATGTTGTATCACCAATCTGTTTAACTTTAACATATTCATCTTCAATTTTGATGATATCTCCTTTTGTTAAAGATCCAATTCCTGCGGAAACTGTAAGACCTTGATCACCAGCACTAATAGAATTTGATAATGTTACATTCAACTTCTTGTTCTTTATAGGAGTTTGAATGATATTATCAATCATAATCAAAGCTTGTTTTGTTGGTTCTTGAACTTTCAGAAGATGTGTTCCAGTTCCTAAACCAACAAAGTCAAATGGTAATGATGTGGATAATCCAGCAACTCTGAACTTAAAGTCATCTACTTTTTGAACAAACAATTCGTTAGGCATAACATCCGTACCTAATTCGGTAGGAGTTAAGAATATATTATCAGTTGGTGTAGCTCCACCAATATATGTTCCCGCAATTGATATAACGTTGGTAGAAGCATATCCAGTTCCACCAGTAACAATACCAATTTTGGTTACATCCAAATTACCATCTCTGGTGATATTGAATCTTGCCCCAGTTCCAGATCCATTATTTGTAGATGGAAGATCACTATAAGTGGTTTCTATACCAGTTCGTGTACCAGTAACCTTAGTAACTGGGAAAGTAAGGTTATTTGCAGGAGTAGCACCACCCAAATGCGTTCCAGCAATACTTACATTATCACCAACAAAATATCCAGATCCACCAACAGTTAATACAACAGCAGTTGATATTGCAACACCTGTTGTTTGATCATAGTCAAATTTAACTTGGAATCTTGCATCTTGACCCCTTGTACAAATGCCAGGCAAACCTCCTTCTGGATTACCAAATCCATACCACCTATAAACAACTATTGGATTAGAAGTTACTGCAGTACCAGTTACGGGGCCTGGAATTTGAACGTTATAACCATTTTCAAACATCGCACTACCACCAATACCAGATGTAGTGGCAGCCATAATAATATCTTTTGTGCCTGTAGTATGGGATGTGGTTGCAATACCTACTTTAGATCCCCCTTGAGTATCAAGTTCTATTGCTTGTCCTGTCTGGAAATCGTGATTCTGAATACTAATGATGTTAAGAGCCAAGTCAACAACAGATGCATCAGCAGAATTATATTCTTTCTTAAAGACTGGGACGCCGCCAGAAGTTAATTGGAACTGTTTACTTCCAACTAATGTTCCAGTTCTATCGTGAGCACCATTAAATCCACCCGAAATATCATCCAAATTCAAGACCTTATTAGTCTTGTTCATAACAAAACTCTTGATAGGTCTACCTTCTGGGAAATATATTCTCTGTACGGAACCATCTGGTAGAGGATCATCCTCTGTAACCATAGCAAAGTTATCTCTCTTACCCAAATACATCTCATTATCAATATTCAGGATAAGGTCGATCTTAGTATCAACTGGTTTAACCTTCATATTGTTGGACTTTGCAATACCAACAGATACTAGATTTAATGCATCAGCATCTTTCTTAGAATTACTTTCAACAATAAGATCAGAGAATTCTAAGAATCCAGATGGATGAACAATAGATTTTACAGATTCTTTCCACTTATTATGGGGAAGTTTACTCTTAATTGAATATGAGAACTTCTGATAGTAGAAATTATCAGATAACCTCTGACTGAAATCGTTGAGAATACCAACATTCATGTCATTCTTGGAAACTTTATCTCTAGTAACTCCAAGAGTAGTATCAACACTGAATCTGTTTACATCTCTTACATTTCCATGTAACTTGGAAACTTGACCATAAAGAATGTCTCCTGGCAATAGTTTTCCAATAGTATCTCTAAGTCTAAGTTGACCAATGTTCCCATTCCAACCATTCTCCGAAACATATCCTTCAAATCTGGTAGATGTTACTTTTTCACCAGAAACATACTTAGCATCATCAATAATTGTCATTTGGAACTTAGCCATGTCATTATAGTTGACAATGGAACCCAAAGTGAAATCATCATCGTAGGCACCCAAAGTAACAGTAGAAATGCCAGGAGCATTTCCCATATTGAATGTAACAGTAGCATTAGATGTGTTTACACCCGTTACTGTATAGAAAGTATAATCATAATCAACAGAGTTAAAGTTACCTTCTCCATTTGTTATGGATAGTGGTTTTAATCTACAACCTTCAAGAAATACCTTATCTCCAACTGCAAATGGCAACTTGGTTTCAGTAGATGCAAATCCTGTTTTTACAGGAATATTAAACTGTGCATCTAGTAATAACTCAGCAGTAACGTATGTACCTGTATGGGTAATCGCATCAATATCATATCCATTGGAGTTATTGGTTGTGATTATGCTTAGTGGTTCTTTAAACTCATAAGCATTTTCAATTACTTCTACACGGTCAACAGATCCACCTTCTACATGAGCAGCAATCTTTACATTACTATTACCACGAACAGCAAGTTTAGGTGGTTGATTATATCTTGTACCACCATCAAGAACTTTAATTTGATCTATTCTAGCAATACCACTTATATCAACAATTGCAGGAACACTTAAGAAAGGCAATAAAGTAGGATCAGTAGGATAATCAAATCCATCTTTTATCCTTTCAATTGTGTCAATTTGACCTATTTCTGGAGAAGAAACTTTTACAATCGCATCTTGACCTTGAGTACTTGCAAAACCAATAACTTTAGGCAAAACAGTGTATCCTTTGCCTGGGAAATTAATTTTGGTCTTAGAAATTGGGCCTCTAGCATTGGTAGAAGTTGTACTGTATGTAATCGTACTTACACCAGTTCTAGAAACATATTTTTGAGATTCTAGTGGTTTTTCGATTAAGTTGAAAGTAAATTCAGTATCACTACTTCTTATTGCCTTATGTTCATTCTTTATAACAATAGCCTTGAATGTTATGTTGTTTCTTCCAGTAACATCAACGTCAGAACTACCATAAGTTTTTCTAGCATCTGAAGGTACAACAGGAGTCAAATTATAGAATGATTTACTTGGCCAATCAGTATCAGTTTTAATAACTACGTTAGCATTAGGAGTTCCCGAAATACCATTTCTTGTAATATTAAATCCAGTAGAATTTGTACCATTAACATCAAGTCTAGAGTTAAAAGTAATGTCTTCAAAGAAGTCCAGTCTCATATCCAACAAACTTTGATCAGAAACATCAAAAGTAATTGTGTTTCCTGTTGTAAAAGTCAATGGTGGATTAATTTTAGCAAGATAACTCTTATTACCCGTTTGAGACTCCGTTACTGAAGTTATTGCTACAGGATTGGAAGAAGTAACATCAGATTTGTACTTGCAGAGTTTGATATAATCAGTATCCTCTCTAAGAACAAAATAAGTCTCGTTATTCTTCAATCCAGTAATAGTATTACCACTATCGTAATAAACAACTTTATCACCACTCTGTAAATCCTCATTATTGATGTTTATTTGAGTTAAATCAGTAGAGAAGTTAGTTAATGCAAATCCCACCTTAGATGTTGTTACTTTTGCAATAACAGGATCATATCTGAATTCAGTTGTTTCTGTAGACTTGGGTATTGCATCAATTGTAATAGTATCACCAGTTAATAAACCATGAGCGGTCTTAACTCCTACTTTTCCGTAGAATCTCTCTACCTTTGCAGTTACCTTTGGATACTTAGTTGTAAGTGAATGTGCAAAACCAGAATTAGAAGCAACATTATAGAACCATATTGCATCCCCAGTAGTACAGAACCCTGCAGTTGCAATTCCAATATAATTTGGTTCAAGGTTAATTGCCCAAACATCTCCATCAGGAAGAACTACAGTACCTACACCAGAAGTTGCACCAGCACTAGTTTGTGCCCAAACAATAGAAGTTCCACCAATACCCATATTATAGGTCAAGTTTTGACCAGTAAAGAAGGTATGATCTTTAATATAAATTCTCTGTTGAGGAACAAACCTATTTTCTATAGTTTGTACAGCCGTAGTACTTAAACCAGTAAGAGGTATATCATAATGTGTTCCTGTGGAACCCACACCAACAGTTTGTTGTGGATTGAAATAAGTTGCATAATTTTCAAAAGTAAATTGAGTTACTGTCGAATTACCAACTGGGAATGAGAATTTTCTTGGTTTTAATATAACATTATTGGTTCCTGCTGAATGAGTCATTGCAGCACCAACAAAGTTCTCTCTGTTTACAAATAATCTAGAGAATTGTTCATCAATATTTGTAACTACAAAAGTTTCTGTTCCTATACCAATATGATCAGTTGGTTCAAAACCTCTTGTATCTGTAACGTATATGTGGGTACTGACTCCAGTATTAGTTACATTATCTAAGAAAGTAGCCAATCCAACTGTTCTACCAATAACAGTAACCTTTTTGGGTCCATTAAATTCGGTAAATTGTGATGTATCAATACCACTTAAAACAATAGTTTCTCCACTTGCAATTTCGTGAGGAATCGTTGTAATACCGACAATTATATTCTTCTCTTTTCTTAGATCAGTATTTACAAATGTAGTAATACCAATTTCTACACTTTCTACATCTTTACCAAGAAGTTCACTTACAACAATACTAGCACCAGTTCCATCAGTTCCTCTATTGTCTAATGTAAGAGGGTCATCAATCTTATAACCATCACCTCTTGCAAATATGGTTATAGATGTTATTCCAGCACTCTTTGTCTTTCTGACTTCAAATTCTTGTTTTAGAGCATCTTTAACATCATCAATCAATTCGTAATCAGAATTACCATATGTCAAATAATACGGAGATATGTTTCTAGTAATTTTTCTAGAAGCAAGATCAATATCTTGGTTGAAGAAAGTTACAAAATTCTCTTCTACTGGAGTATCCTTAAATGAATCACCAATCAGATATGGGAATTTTGGTTTAGCAACACCACTAGAGTCAACATCGACACTATAGAAATATGCATAAGTTCCATCTGGGAACTGTGGTGTTACACAATACCTTCCACCATGTTCATCTAAGTCGCCAGAGTTGTCAAAAATGTAATCATTAACAAAATATCCAAAAGCAAAGCCAGGAGGTCTCAGGCCTGATCTTAGACTAGTATCAAGGATATATCCAGTACTTAATCGAATAACAGCACCACCTACTGCGTTTTGATAACCATAGGGACCATATATGGGGTTACCATCATAAGCAAATCCCAATACAGGTGAGTGAATCGCATTAGGTGTCTCCAAATTACCAGAATCAATATTATCTCCAAGTTGATATCTCAACTTCTGTGGAGGATACATTCCTATCGTTTGTAATTGATATTCTGGGTTTGTACTTGGTTTGGTTAAGATAGAATCTTCAACACTTATAATACTCTCATTCTTATTAACTTGATTTATCTTCCATTCCTTAACATTAGCAATAAACTTAGCAGATTTACCTCTATTTCGTAAATCCAAAGTTGTATTACTAGAAGCATACCCAACCCCACCATCAAGTACCTTAACACCTGTTATTTTGTTGTTAGTGATAATTGGTCTAAGATCAGCAAAACTTCCTGTAGGACTGTATATGTTAATGTCAGAGTCTTCTCTATATCCTTCACCAGAAGCTAAAATCTGTACATCAACTATAGATCCCTCAATAATGATTGGTTTCAGCAATGCTTGATATACAACGGTTGAAATACCAACATCAGGTCTCCTATGGAAATCCATGATATTTGTACAACCATATCCAACTCCACCTTCTTCTAAGTAAACATTTTCAATAGAACCAAGAACTAAAGGTGAAATTTCTGGTTTAATAATGGTTGTGCTACCAATAGCAGATAAACTTTCTACTTTTACTACTATAGGTGGGTATTTTATAGTATGCCTACCAGTACCCAGACTCTGAATTACAACGGTTTTATTTTTGTCATAATTTGTAAGGTCTCTCTGTGTTGAAACACCAACATCACATAGTTTGAATCTATTGGTATCAATTACTTTAACCGCATATTGTGTGGCAGTTGAAAGACCAGAGGCAACTGTTCCAGTAGTGGAATATTCTACAATTTCTCCATTTTCAAAGGCATGATCATATGCAAGAATATAATCATCAGATGTACTAATACCCGATTGAGTATCTCCATTAACAGGTCTTGCCTGAACAATGATTTTCTTATTTGAATATCCAGAACCCGACTCTTTTACATAGATTCTGGTTATAGTGTTTTTCGCATTAACAGAAGTAAACTTATGGAAACCAAAGCTTACTGTTCCTAGGTTAACTGTGTTAATACCAACTTTAGCTTCTTCTGGAGTATTATATAACTTAATTCTCTTCTCAGTTTCCACTCCAATGAAGTAAGTAGATCCACTAACAACATTAACTATAGGAGTATTACCTCTTGCGTCGTAAGTAACAGCTTCACCAACCTCAAAGTTGTGTCTTTCTTCAAATGTAACTGTTTCATCAGTAGTATTAACAGATGTACCATCAGCCTTAAAGTTTGCTACAATTCTACCCTTTACAAGGTTAGATTCTAGAACAGCACCAACACCATTACCACCTTCTACTGTAATTTTTGGTTTTTCTTGATATCCAATGCCAGGAGTAACTAATTTGACCTCTTTAAAGGATCCTGAAATATTAGCATGACCAACTGCACCAGATCCTTGTGAATCATTAATAATAAGAGGTGGTCCTGTTATAACATCATAACCTTCGCCTGGATTAGTTACTTTTATACTAGTAACATTACCGTGGAAGATCTGTTCATCAAAAACAGTAGATGGAAACAGTTCAACACCGTTAGCCATCAAACCTATAGCTCTATTATTGACTTTCCTCTTATTTGGATCATCAAATAATGTTTTTTCTCTAATATATGGATATTTTCTAAGAATTTTCTGATTCTTAAGAGTTTTCTTCTCCCATCCAGACTTATAGATGAACTGACCAGTAGTATTTGTCTTAACAGCAATATACTTCTGAGCAAATACGTCAGGACCACTAAATGAAAGGTAAAACTCAGTTTGGTTAATACTGGTTATAAAATAGATACCTGTACTAATTCCACTATTGGTAGTGTTGTCCCAATAGATTTTATCTCCAGTTACATAATTGTGGTTTAAAGGCGTGTTTGCAGCGGGGTCAAAGGATTGAATGGTATATGTATAGCCACCACCCAATATAGGGGTGCCATAACCGTCTGTGACCTCTATAGAGTTACTCTTAACCCATACCTTATTATCTGTTGCAAAAATAGGATAATTAGGTAGACCCGATGAGGCTACATAAAAATATTTTTCTTCTTGGTCTAGATAACTGTTTTGAATACCAACTGGGAAGTTATCTACTTCTGTAAAATAATTAGAATTATGAGAAGCTTTGGTAACTGTCTTGGTAATAGTGTCTGCGCCCGTTGGAACAGTACCAGTACACTGAACAACAATAGTATTTGAATATATTTGTGCTACATTTGTCGAAGCATACTCAATCTGTTTAATTACAACGTTAACAGATTCTTGATTTTGATTTTTTAAGTTAAGAATCTCATCAATATAGAAAACACATGAATCAAAAAGTGTTATTCTGTAAGTATTAACGTTTACTTGGTTTAAAGTTGCAATAGTATGACTAGATGGGATATTGTATATCCAGTTATTGAAATTAGCACTCTCACCCATATCTTTACCGAATGAGAGCAACTTAAGACTATCTCCAATCTGCATATTTGTAGATTTGGAGGTGTCTACATCATCAATAACATTTACAAGTCTAAAATCAAGTCTTGATGTCTGACCATATCCAGCATAGGCATATGCAAGTTTATTTTCAAGTATATCTGCACCAAAAAGCAAAGAAGTAGTAATACCAGTTACTCCTAAGAATTGGTTTATAGTTTTATCTGTATATCTTAAATTAAGTAAGTTTGCACCTTCTCTTGGTTTTACTAATAGAGTACCACTTTGACCAAATCCAACCGTAGAGTCTACAACAAGAGTTTCAGAATTAGCAGCAGTTAATTCCAATGCCTTTGTCTTACCAGGCACTTGGAAAGAACCATCAAATGATGTAGAGTCTAATGATATCTCATAAAAGTCCTGTGCATTAATAGGACGATACTCTACATTATAAACTGAAGCACTAACAGTTCCAATACCAGCAACATCTTGATATAAAAAGTTACCAACGGTCTCTAATGGTTGACCACCAAATAAATTTTCTACAAGAACGTGTTTAGTTTTAAAATATACGTTGTCAGAAGGAACAAGTGTCTTATCAATTGGTTTGATAAGTTCAATATCTTCACCATAAAGAAGTTTGAATAGGATCCGATATGAAGAATCGGTTCCCTTGGACATATAAAAGTCTTTTGCCCTTGTTAAAACATTGGTAATAGATGTTCCAGTTATAAACGATCTATTTTCAAAGCCAGGAAGAAATTCTGTCTTAAACTTAGTAAAGAAACTCTGTAAGAAAAGGTTACTTAAATTGGTAACTACTGAACCAGTAACATGAGAAGCTGCATTTGTTTGTGCAAAATTTAAGAATTCCGCAGCATCCTCTTTAGATATTTGATCTATTCCACTAAATCCTCTTGCACATCCATCAAATGTTGTAGAGGTTTTGGATGTGTATGTAATAACTTCATTATCAATCTTTAGTAGACCATAAGTATCAGGCCAACCAGTAGTTGATGTAACTGTAATACTAGTATCACCAGCATAACAAGATGCAGATAAAGTTGTCGCTGGTATTAAAGTCTCATTATTAAAGGCACCAATCTTCCTATACTCTGGTAAATTGTTAGCTAGATCAGCTACACCAGATTGATGTTCCTGTGATTCGTAATATTGATTTAGAAAAGATGCAAATAAAGGAGATTCCTGATTTAAAAACTCAGGAATTTGAGATTCAATTACATGAGCAACTTTTACTCTTTTAATATCCGTCATTTATCTTGTATAGATTGTTTCGCTAGCGTAACTAGAGGTTTTGACGTATGCTGTAGCAGATGTGTTTTCACCAGAAGAAATAACGTCTGGTAATGCCCTTACACTACTATTGGGAACATCCAATTGTAAATACAAATCTTTTAAGGCAATAACATCATTAGATTCAGGAATAGTTTCAATTTCAATAACTCCACTTGCTCGTGAAGTTCCTGTTATATTTACCACATCTAAAATAAGCTCTCCGTGAGCGTAATCAATGGTTCCTGCATCATTTTTAACAATCAAAGGAAGATTATTGACAAGTTTAAAGAATACAAGTTTTCCTACATGTGTTCCCTCTGTGGGAATATCACCAAGATATAAAGTTCCATCAATACCACTTACTGTGAATCCTGTTGAACGCACTCCATATCCACCACACTGCTGATAGAAGGCATTTCCATAGCAAAGTTCATATGTTGCGAAAGTATTGATTTCAGGAGTTATATCCCTCCTCATCTTGACTCTAGTGATGTTAGACGTAACACCCCTTGCAGAGTCATCTATTAATCCAACAATTTTACTATATTTGAATCTACCACCAAAATCATTAATATCCGATGATGATGAATAAGTTGTAAGAGTTTTTGTTACTCCTGTTATTAGTTCTGTAGCGTCTGACGTTGCGTTAGTGTTATAATACACCGAAGTATCGACTTCAACGTAAAGATATTTAAGATCAATGATTTCTGGTTTAATTCCAGCAATAGAATACTGTTTTAACTGCCTAGAAATGTCATCCTTCGTAATTTGTGATAAGAATGAACCATTTTTCGGTTTTATCGAAATAAAGACCTTTCCATATTCAGGAGGTTCCAATTCCTCCCCTCCATATGCAGTCACAGACTCGACGTTAGGATATACGAATGGAATTATACCCGAATAGTCATTAGCGGTCACGGCACGATACTGTGACGAGTATATACGAGGTGCAAGGTATTTGATAGTACTTACATCTTCAATACTATCACCCATTTCGGATTTTTGGGTTGTTGTGAGGAGTGAAATACCGCCAGTAATGGTAGAATCAGTATCATCCTTCAAAATTCCCACAAATGAGAAATTTCTAGCGTTATTTCCCAATGCTCCGT